GATATATTTCCTTGAGTCAGTTCTTGGTCAAATTAAAGCAAGAGACTGGCAAATTAAAACTGCTGTTGAGTGGAAGAAATTCCTCGCTGGAATGTAATGATATTAAAGATTGAGAAACTTGATGAAGTTTATGTTCGCATATTTTCTGACTCTAGCATTGAGCAAGAATTAGTAGACTTCTTCACATACGAATACCCAGGTGCTCGCTTTACACCTCAGTTCAGAGCAAGACTGTGGGACGGTAAGGTGCGCTTATATGATGGCATTCGCAAAACTCTTTACCTTGGGCTTGTTCCTTATGTTGAACAGTTTGCTGTAAGTAATGGTTATGCAGTTGAATATGTTAACACAGTATCCGTAGTCAACGATATAAAGACAACTGATCTAGAAGGTTTTGTTACTGCGCTAGATTTACCAGAAAAAATTGAGATTCGTGATTATCAAATAGAAGCAATGACAACTGCTCTTGCTAAAGAACGCACACTCTTACTTTCTCCAACTGCTTCTGGTAAATCATTTATCATTTATTCAATTATGCGCTGGCATCTGAACGTAGGTCGCAAGTGTATTATTATTGTTCCAACAACATCATTAGTTGAGCAGTTATTTACTGACTTTGAAGATTACTCAACAGTGAACAACTGGCCAGTTAAAGAGCATGTTCAAAAACTCTACTCTGGTTTTACTAAAGATATAACCAAGGATGTTTTAATTACAACTTGGCAGTCGGTTTATCTGCAACCAAAATCTTGGTTCTCTCAATTCAATGTTATCTTTGGCGATGAAGCCCACCAATTTAAAGCGAAGTCTCTTACCACAGTTATGGAAAAGATGGATAAGATTCGCTACCGTATTGGCACAACAGGTACGTTAGATAATAAGAAGATTCATAAATTAGTTCTTGAAGGTATGTTTGGTCCAGTACACAGGGTTACCACTACTAAGAAACTAATGGATAGTGGAAAACTCGCTGAACTAAATATCATGTGTGTACTACTGAAATATAACGAAGAGATTCGTAAAGAACGCAAAAACAAAACGTACCAAGAAGAAATGGACTGGCTTGTATCTTGTGAACCAAGAAATAAGTTTATCCGAAACTTGGCAGTAAATTCTAAAGGTAATACGCTAGTTCTTTTTCAATACGTTGAAAAGCACGGTAAAGTTCTTTACGACCTTATTAAAAATAAAGTACATGACAAAAGAAAAATATTTTTTGTCTACGGTGGCACTGAAACCACAGATAGAGAAGCAATACGTCATATCACAGAGGGGGAAAGTGACGCCATTATCATTGCTTCTTTTGGTACTTTTAGTACTGGAATTAATATCCCATCATTGGAGAATGTAATTTTTGCGTCACCATCTAAAAGTAAAATTCGTAATCTGCAAAGTATTGGTCGTGGTCTGAGATTGAAAGATGGTAAAACAACTTGCAACTTATTTGATCTTGCCGATGATTTGCATTGGAAGTCTTGGAAGAATCATACGCTTAATCATGCAGCAGAGCGTTATAAAACTTACGCTGAAGAAGAGTTTAAAATCAAACTGGTCGAGGTTGATTTATGCTAATTAATAACGAATCGTATATAGTGTTGAAACTAAGCACTGGTGAACAACTCATGGGTATTCTTGAACAAGAAGACGCAACCCATATCCAAATACTAGATCCTATGATTATCAGAACTATACCTGTTGTGAGTGAAGGTAGAGAGCACGTTACGGCTCATCCTTATTGCCAATTCACAGGCGACAATGTTTTTGATATTGAGAAACGAAACGTAATCTTTATTAAACCATTGTTGGCTACAATGATTCCCCACTATCTTAGAATTGTAAAAGAACACGAAAATAGTCCTGCGCTGCGAACACAGAAACGTGCTGAGGATTTGGACTGGGGAGATGGAGGAGAGATCTCAAGAGAAGAAGCGATTCGTAGAATACAAATGCTTGAGGGAATTACTGGGATCTCCGTGGAGGAGAAAGAAGAATCAGAAGGATGGCTCATTGAAGGAAACGATACTAAGCACTAATCACTTATATCAAACCCCACATGGTTTATTATACCCATGTTCAAGTAGAAAGGCAAATCTAAATAACTGCAAGATGCAAGTTAAATGAAGTTTGCCTTTTTTCATTAGATAAGGTATACTATGGATATGTTGATAATTTTAAGGAAGCAAATAATGCTATGGCTCACTACGTAAACAATAAAGACTTTCTCGCAGCAATCGTTGAGATGAAAGAAAAAGTAAAATTTGCTGAAGAGAATGGTTTACCGAAGCCAATAATTAGTAACTATATCGGCGAGTGCATCTTAAAGATCGCAACTCACTTATCATATAAGCCAAATTTTATTAACTACTCGTATCGTGATGATATGATTCTTGATGGGATTGAAAACTGTATTCAGTATATAGATAATTTTGATCCTGCTAAATCAAGCAATCCTTTCGCTTACTTTACACAAATTATTTACTACGCATTTTTAAGACGCATAGCCAAAGAAAAGAAACAATCATATATTAAAGGTAAGTTGATTCAGAACATGCCCTTTGAAATGTTTGAACTTCAAGAGCATGATGAGACTGGCGAATTCCATAATGCTTATCTTGAATTTATGCAAAACAATAGCACGTTTGATGATTTCATCGGCAGGAAAAAAGAAAAAGCTGCCAAGAAGAAAATGGAAAATACATTGAACGCATTTATAGATGATGAGGTGATAGATGACACGATCGATATCGGATTGGATAGCGGAATTGAGCAAGGGAGTTCGGGTGAGCCATCGGAAGTTTCCTCCGATACGCAGGAACAAGAACCGCAAAAATAAAAGAACCCTCAAGAAATATGCTTGGGATGCATTTGATAATCAATTTGACTTGAATAAAATTATGAACGAAAATACAAACGAAAAAATCTTTTTGGGTGTTAGTGACTTTGATGACTTGATTACTTCAGAAATCCTGAAGCGTCGTGTTGCTGCAGGTCAACGTACCATTCATCGCGAAACTAATGTTCTCTGCAATCGTGAGCAGTGGGCAACTTGGGCTGAAGAACGATTTGAGAAGGACTTACATGTCCAAGGTAATTCCTCTAATGGTCTTATCATTGAACGTGATACAAACAATTATATTCGCTTTGACGTAAATAGTAATACTGTTACTGTTCGTGCTTATGGCGATGCTGACTTTGGTGATGCAATCGTTGCGATGGTTGAGGCTCACTTTGATATTGTAACTTCTCATATCGAATGGGTTTACGGTAGCGATGGTGCTTCTGTTAATGTGCCATTGAATCGTGATCGTCTTCCAGTTGATGAAATGTATCCATTCCTTGGTGAAGAAACACTTGGTGAATATTATGAACGCTACATGGCGTCCTCAGCGAATATCCTACTGTTGATTGGTCCACCTGGAACTGGTAAGACTACATTCATCCGTGGTCTGCTGGCTCACACAAACTCATCTGCAATCGTTTCATATGATTCTGGAATCCTTGAGAAAGATGGTTTCTTTGCTCGCTTTATTGAGAGTGATGATAACGTAATGGTTCTTGAAGATTCTGATGCGTTTCTAAAATCTCGCAGTGATGGTAACACAATGATGCACCGATTCCTAAACGTAGGTGATGGTCTTGTAACCACCAAAGGTAAGAAAATGATTTTCTCTACCAACCTACCATCTATCCGTGATATTGATTCAGCATTGGTTCGTCCAGGTCGTTGCTTTGATATTGTTACCTTTGACAATCTATCATATGGCGATGCTGAGAAATTGGCCAAACGCTTGGGTGTTGTTCTTCCAGAAATTAAAGACACATATTCTATCGCAGAAGTTTTTAATCAAAGAACTGAAGGTATGAGTAAAGCTGGAAATAGAAAGGTAGGTTTCATTTGAAGGTAGTTATTATCACGGATCAGCACTTTGGTGCTCGTAATGATAGTATTGCGTTTTTAGATTTCTATCAAAAATTCTATGACAACACTTTCTTTCCTACTCTTGACGCATCTGGTATTGATACTGTTCTTGTTCTTGGCGATACGTTTGATAGACGCAAGTATGTCAATTTCTACGCACTTGATAGAGCCAAGAAAATGTTCTTTGATAAATTGGAAGAGCGTGGCATTACTGTTTATATGTTGGCTGGTAATCATGACACTTATTTTAAAAACACTAATGAAGTAAATTCTCCTGATTTGTTACTGGCTGAATATAACAACATTGAAGTCATTGATGAACCAAAAACTATTAATGTAAATGGTTTTGAGGTTTGTATGTTACCGTGGATCTGTCCTGAAAACTATACACAAAGTCTTGACGAAATAAAGAACACCACAGCTACATTATGCATGGGGCATCTTGAGATCGCTGGGTTCGCAATGTATAGAGGAATGGAATCCCATGAAGGATTTTCTGCAGAAACTTTCAATAAGTTTGACTTGGTTTTTAGTGGTCATTATCACCATCGTAGTAACGACCGCAATATTTACTATTTGGGAAATCCGTACGAACTTACTTGGCAGGATTATAACGATCCCAGAGGATTCCACTTGTTCGACTTCACTAACAGACAACTCGACTTCGTTGAAAATCCTTATCGAATGTTCGAAAGACTCGAATACACCGACAAAGAAGTTGAGCCGATCGACCTTGATCAGTTAGATCTTAAAGACAAGTATATCAAATTAGTTGTTTTGGAAAAGACTGACTTTTATAAATTTGACAAATTCATTCAGAAGTTATATAATAAAGGTTGCCACGAAATTAAAATTGTGGAAGACTTTTCTGAATTTCAAGAAGGTGAAATCAATGAAGAGATTAACTTAGAAGATACAGTTTCTGTTCTCTCTAATTATATTGAATCAATTGAAACCGATGTTGATAAAGAAAAAGTTAAGTCATATATGCGTGGCTTATATACTGAGGCGATTAACATAGAGGTAATCTAATGCAATTAGAACTTGATTTTGGACAATGGATGCAAAGGGAATTATTTGAATGATTGTATTTAAAAGTGTAAGCTGGAAGAACTTTCTTTCTACTGGCAACTCACCTAATAAGGTTCTCTTAAACAAATCGCAAACTACTTTAATCATCGG